TCACAGTACCCAGTTATCAAGCAGGCTGGTTTGATGTTGCTTACTCACATATACAATCAGCGTAGTGATACAACTACCGAGAATTTACGAAACATACCTTTTGGCGTGTCAACTTTGCTTCGACCGTACAAACCCTTGGTGATGTAATGAGCATTGCAAGATTTGAAAACGTAGTTATAAATAACGTTACAAATAGTATAAATTTGTACGGTGAACAGACTACTGCGATTGCAGAATGGTTTACATCACGCGCTATTGTTAAAGATGTGCGTAATAGTTTGCTTATCTCTGAAAGGTATAGAATTTACAGTGATATGGTAACGTTAACGTTTAATTACACACCAAATATAAAGCAAATTGTAGACAATACGAGCCTGTTTGCAATCACTTGGCGGTCTAACGATTGGCGTATTGTCGACGTATTTGAAGCAGACGACCGCATGAGTATTACTTTTACTTGCTATCGTAATGACCCGAGCACTCCACTATGAGCCAAAACAACCCAGCTACGTATGCTCAAGCTATTCAATATCAATTGGCAAGTATTGTTACACCGATACCCGTTTATGCAAACTTTAATCGGAACTTTGCAACTGAGCCAAAGTTTATAACTTGGAATTTGCGTAACATACATCAAGAAGTGTTTACAGGCACAAACCAAAACAACAAAAGCATTGACCGACCAATATTTCAAATATCAATATTTACAACGTTATTTGAAGATGCTATGAATGTAAGTAATTTAATACTACAATCATTGCATGGGTACAGCGGTCAATTGGGTGGGGATTCGGGCTTTTACATAGCCAAAGCTGACGTCGATTGGCTTTACAATACATATGATAATGAAATCGGGTTGCAGCAAGTCATTTTAGATTGCACGCTTGATATTCCGACATAAGACAATATTTAAAATTTACTGTTTAATAGAGGAATAATCATGGCATTGCCAAACAAAGTACTACCCGGATTTAGCGCAACACTTTACGCACAACCAACAGCATCACCTACCCCCTTGACGACCGCAGGATTATCTACTCTAGTGACTGTCTCAGCGCTGGCTATTCCTGAAAATTTGTTAAATGTAGAGGCTGTTCCAGCGTTCGGACAAGACGATGCGATGGTTGATTTTTCAATTGCAGGCAGTCGTCAATCTGACAAAATACCCACGCAATCAGCACCAACGAGCCTAACGATTACTGCTCCTTGGAATCCATCAGATACACAACTTTTGGTTATTCGTGGTGACGCATACAGTGGCATCGTTGACCGCACGTTTATTATTAGCGCAACCGACGGTGCGAACACTATTTATTTCGCTTTTAATGGTCGTGTTTCGCAATTCCAAATAGACGCACAACCGGGTGCTGAAGCAAAAGCAGTGTTTACAATTCACCCACGAGGCAATCAGTTTGGTTGGAGTAACACCGCATGAAGATAGCCGATGCGGTTAAATTCTTAGCCACGACTTATCGTGCATTAGACCCTGTCGCTCAGACCTTGGCTGTTGACGCCAACGAGGTGCAAAACGCACTTAAAACTGTTGAAGCTGGAAGCGTTGACGAAACTTGTTTACAATACTTAGCAAAATTTAACCCTGCTCCTAAACTGAAAATTAAAAAAGAAGATTAAATATGACCAATACAATACAAAACAATAATCAACTTTTAGAATATCTTTTAAGCCAAGCTAATTCAGGGACTAAGAATTGGTTTGGCTTTACTCAACAACGAATCACGGGCATCATGCTTGCACATGAAATTGCATCGCGTCACGCCTATCACATGTCACCCGATGAGGTAACAGATTATGTTATGAAGCTAAATAACAGTATTTACCACCGACTTATAAAAGGTGATGGTAATGGCAACAACAATTAAAGTTGAATTTGAAGGCTTTGCAGAAACAGCAAACTTATTTAAGCAAATAACAAATGATTTTGGCGTAAAAGACGCAGGTAACATTATGCGTAGTGCAGTTCGTTTATCAATGAAGCCAGTGTTAATAAAAGCACGAGCATTGGTGGCTAAAGACACAGGAGCACTCGCGCAAAGTTTGCAGGTTGAAACAAGAAAGCCCGGGAAAAAAGATTTTCGTTCTAAATATATATTCGCTGGCGATGTTGTGATCGGCGCAGTTACTACGGCATCAGGTAAAAAGTTGGCTAAGTTAAAGTTTAACAACATTAAAACAGGTCAAAAACAGGTCGGCACTAAAAGTGATGCAAGAGCAATGGTTTTAGAATTCGGCACTGCCAATATGTCACCAAGACCGTATTTAAGACCAGCGTTAGAAAGTTCAGCAGCACAAGTAACTGGCACACTAGGTAAGTCACTTGGTGTAGCTCTCGAAAAATACAAAGCAAAACAAGTCAAGAGGCTATCAAAATGAATGGGTTTTCAAAAGCATTTAAAATTGACAAAGATGCATTACGAATCAGAACTTTCGAATTTGCAGGACACACTTTTAAAGTTCGTGTACCTCTTACAATTGAGTTCGACTTAATGTACGAAAATCTTAAGTTACCGAACGAAGAATTAGTGCAAAGTTTAATTGATAAAATTACCAAAAAACAAAAAAAAGAAAGCGATGCAGCCGTTGTTACAGATGATGTTAAAAACAATAAATTGATTAGGGATGAAGCACTAAATAAAGCGATGATTCAAGCAAACATCACAGCAATGTTTAAGTTTTTAGTACCTGAAGAACAAGACTTTGATATGTCCAAAATTACATACGAAATGATTGACGAGCTATTTCCGTTTGCAATTCAAATGCAAATCACTGAAATGATTAGCGAAACTGTGAGTCCAAATTATAAAGTAACAAAGGAAAAGTAACGGGGTCAGTACGAAGGCAAGTGAAGGCGTACCTAATCGCCCACGGTACTGACCCAGCTTTAGTAGATGAAGAGACGTTTAGCGACATTGTGGTAATGTACTACGCAGGTCTGATCGGCAATGTCGGGCTGTTAGAAGTGTTAGGAAACCTAACGGCAGGGCAGTTTAATAAGATGCTCCCAAAAGGAAAGACTGCATACAAATTGCGCGACATTATACCGAATGCTTACGACTTTATTTATCCACCCTTAAGTGAACAAGATAAGACAGCACACGTTAACGAGAGTCTTTTAGCATTTGCGCTTATGAGTCCGGGCGCACCTGCTTTCCTTAAGGGTTTGTAATGGCAAATATTGCACGGCTTGGCGTAGTACTTGGCCTAAACACTGCTGAATTTCAGACAGGATTAAAAGGCGCAATGCGGGGCTTAGACACTTTAAAAAGTGCCGCAAAAATTGCAGGTACTGCTATTCTAGTGGCAGGCGCTGCATTAGCCTACATGACCAAAAAAAGTATTGATAACATGGACTCTATGTCTAAGTTGTCACAAAGTGTTGGCGTAAGTGTTGAAGCATTATCTAGCATGTCTTACGCTGCAAACCTGTCTGGTGTTAGTACTGATGATTTGGCAAAGAGGTTGGGCGTACTGACAAAAGGTATGTCTGATGCAGCCATAGGAACTGGGGAAGCTAAAAGAGCATTTGACACACTAGGCATGAATGCAGGCGGGTTGCAGTCAGCAGATGAAGCATTGTTACAAATTGCTGATAAATTTGCAGACATGGAAGATGGCGCTCAAAAAACCGCAATAGCATTGCAATTGTTCGGCAGGTCGGGCATGGCGATGATTCCATTTTTAAACATGGGAAGTGATGGCATAGCCGAGTTACAAGCTGAAGCCACCAAGTTAGGCATAACTTTAAACACATCAACCGCACAGGCTGCTGAGCGATTTAATGACAATCTGACACGGCTAAGGGCTATCGGCGAAGGTTTAACAAATCAACTCGCATCATCTATGTTGCCTGCACTAGAAAACTTAACGTCTGCATTTTTTGATGCATACGTCGAAGCAGACGAAACTAACGAGGCAGCTAACACTTTATCAAAGAATAAAATGCCTGAATGGGCACGTGGTGCAGCTTTAGCCTTTGCAATTTTGGCTGACTCAGTTATTTTTGCTCTTAAGACCATTTCGGCGTTAGATAAAGCATTCGGCGCGGTTGGTGATAATGTAGATTATAGAAGCGCACAGATTAAACGCTTTGCACTTTCTATGACTGCACCGCTAATAGGCGACCCATCACCTAAATTACAAAAACAATTAGATGATTTAGATAAGCAAATATTTAATCTAGGGATGACTGCTTTAGATTCAACTAATTTAGTAAACGATCTGTTTGGTGATGCGGCAAACATGACTTTCTCAAATATGCTAAAAAAGTCAATTGATAGTAATACTGTAGACATTTCCCAAAATCCGACAAGACCGACCAGGCCCGCGTTTAGTGGTGAATCAAGCAAGGAACAAGACTCAATAAACAAAAAAATTAACGAACGCTTGAAGGCCGTTAAGAAGATAGTTGGCGAATATGCCAGAGAGCAAGACTATCAACTTGAGTTAATGGACATACAAAACCAGATGTTAGGCATGACAAATAATCAACGCGAGATTCAAGAATCAATAAATAATGTCTTAACTGCAACAAGTGAAAAGTTACAAAAGATTGCCGAACAACGATTACAGGCAGCAGACACAGGTGCAAACCAAACTATATTAGATCAATTTGACCAACAATCTGATGCTGTTCAAGAATTAAGTGATAAGTATGTAGCACTTGCTCGCGCACAAACAGAATCATCAATAGCTGCTCAAATGACATTTAGTTACGGGTGGAACACTGCCTTTGCACAGTTCGCAGAAGATGCACAAAATTACGCAAGTGTTGCCGCTGACATGTTCGGTT